GTCATCCATTGTAGCACCGCCGCCAATTTCTGCACCTGCTTGTACACCAACACTCACACCAGCACCAACTTCGGCACCGTTGCCACTGCTATCATATGCACCAGTGCTTCCATCAACACCAACACTAGCACCTGCGGTAGCACCTGCATGTCCAGCAACTCCGTCTTTTCCAACCTGTGCATCAGCGCCAGCCTGGGCACCTGCTTCTGCATGAACACCACCTTCAGTTGTAACAGTAACGTCACCAATATCTTGGCTTACACTGCCGCCAGCTTCAGCACTTGCGCCTACTTCGGCACCAACTTCTGCGTATGCATTACCACCGTCAACACCTGCTTGTGCACCTGCTTCTGCATGTGCTTCTGCACTTGCTCCTGCTTCTACAGTGGTATCACCGTATGTTGCACTAGCACCAGCTTCTGCACCAACATGTGCTTCTGCACTGGCTGAGGCCGAGGTATCAGTTACTTGTGTACCTGCACTAGCACCAGCTTCTGCACCTGCATGCGCTTCTAGATCTACTCCTCCTACAGTGGTAGAAGTTTCGGCTGTGGTTGTAGCATTTACTTCTGCTTGTGGGTCATATGGACCCTTTGGGCCAGCTGTAAAATCATTGCTGACTCCTACATCTAATCCTTTGTCCTCGTCTTCTTGTTTCTTTTCTGTTTCGTTTGTCAATTGTGTCTCCCTTAAATATTTTCTAAGCGAACCATCAAACGTTCAGCTCGGTTAGTTACCTGTTTGTGCCAACGGGAATCACGACCTTCTACCGCTGCTCTTGCCCAATCGCCTTCTTCTAATGCAGCAGCGAAGTTCTTGAATTTGCTCAATCTAGTTCTTCCCATGTTGAACATCATATTAACCACGACTTGCTGCACTGTGTCTGGGAAGTCGTCAAAAGTCCCTTCTCCGTATAAAGCGTAACACTCACTGATAGCAGTGTCGAGGTCTTTTTCGAAGCATTCTTTGACTCTTTCTTCTGATACTGGCGTTCCAATATCGGATCCATGTTCTGGATCTGTTTCAAGGACGAGGTGTCCAACACCAAACGTGGCATATCCCAAGTGGTCGTTGTAAATCTCATATTTTACACCCTCGTCTATTTTTAATTGTTCGTAAACTTCTTCTCTGTTCATTTAATTATCCTATGTGTCAGTTCTCGGCCTTACTACTTGGCTGAGGTTAGTTTTACTTTCTACAGTCTCGCCATCGGCCAATGTAGTTCTATCGTCGTTGTTAACGAATGTAGTAAGCAGTCTATTAGCGGCCGCCCAACGATTTTTGTTATCATCTCCAATCTTAATCCATCTGTTTCCTGTTTTCTGAAACAATCTGTTAGGTGAAAAATCTGTTCTCAAAAAATAATCTCCATCACTAGTACCAACACTAGGAAAACTCTCTCCACTGCCGACTATGTTTAATCCGTTTGGTACACCCGCACCATCTGCACCAAAGTCAAACCCTACTGTGGGCTTGTCTGGGGTATCAGCGTCATAGTAAAGATGCGTTCTACCGTCTCTGTACTGAGGGTCATACTGTACATCTTTCTCAGCCTGTTCTAGTATCGCATCGTTAATATTTACATCATTTTTATATGTGCTTATCAGTGTGCGTAAATCTGCAGGCTCGCCGTTCTCACCAGTATTCTCACCAGTTCCCAGTATGTCTCTGTACTCTTGACTGTCTGTAATAGGACCAAGTTTAACCTTCCACAAGTGCGGCCACCAACCTGGATCAAAACCTTCGCTAGGACGTGAGCCTTCTTGTACCACATAAAATCTGTTAATTGCTTCGTCGCTACCTAACAGTAAGTCATCACGCAGGTGAGGTAATTCTAACACGTCACCAGGCATTAGTTTCCTACCTATTGCTTCCACCATGCTTTCAATGTGGAAGTTCATCATTACTTGGTCGTTGGCTAAAAATAATCCAAACTGAGTTAAATCGTAACTATCGTTGTCACCTAAATTATATTGTCCTCTAAGCTCATAAATATCGTCACTGTATTTTCGATCTCTGTTTTCCAAAAACAGTAAGTCTTGTATAAAAACTTCTCCAGCATCACTTGCACCAGATGGCGGACGAGTAGAATCATTTATTTCGTCAGTATCATGTACGCCTAAGTATTTGTGTACATGCACACCTGTTCCACCAGCATACAGGTGTTCGCCTACGATACGATCAATGTATCGCCAATCATTACGTTTTACAGGGTTCCAAAGACTTAAACGAGGCATGTAATCTCCATATAAACACTATTTATCTAATTATTTAAGTGCTTAATTATTATTTAAGTCTTACTAGTTAAATAATTAGATAAATAAGTAAAAGCACAAGTTTACTTAGGAATGAGAAATGGCTCAGTGGAATACTACAACCCAAAGTTTTAACAATAAAGACAGCGATATCCCTGGAAGACGTGATTTTAACTCGTATGTTCAAGCAGATCATTACGGTGAATTAGCACCCTGGCATCCAGAGTTTACCAGTAAAAACCGTTTAAAGACATCTAATTCAACAACAGTGTTCTGGAGCACATTTGATCGTTATCCAGACACAGACGTTTGGGCAACTGCTACTGTGGCCGGCGGCACAGCATATATTAACAACGATGCGGTAGATCCTACTACATTTGATCCAGATAACCCAGCAGGCAATGTGATCTTGGAAAAGAGCGTGGTGTTGCGTGTAGATACCGCTGGCGACAAAGTGGTACGTCAAACCAAGCGTATTATTCCATACTTCCCAGGCAAAGCTCAACAAGTCAGTATGGCTATGAATTTAAGCGGACACGTTGCAAATACCAGACAACGAGTTGGAATTTTTGATGAGAATAATGGCGCCTATTTTGAATGTGAGGGTGGTGAGTATTTTTGTGTTATACGTAAAAACGGTGTTGAAACTGTGAGGGTGGCGCAGACAAACTGGAACGGTGATAGATTGAACGGTTCTGGTAAGACTGGTATTAATTTAAACCCCACTAAGCAACAACTGCTAGCAATAGAATATGAGTGGTATGGCGCAGGCGCTGTACAATTCGGTTTTGTGATTGATAATGAGCTGCAAACCATCCATACTGTATACAATGCAAACGTAGTTAATGGTACATGGAGTCAAACTCCTAACCTTCCTATTCGTTTGGAATTAGAAGCACTGGGAGGTTACGCAGGCGGAAATGCCTATCTATATCAGTCAAGTACGGCTGTTACCAGTGAAGGGTCGCGACAAGAAGGCGGTGTTCTTAACACTGCTATTACTGGTATTAACTTTGGCACTAATCCTCCAACTATTAATATGGCTTTGAACAACATGCCGTTGGCAAATACCTTTTATCCTATAGCGAGTATTAGGCTAAAATCTGATTCGAAGGCCTCGTATGTAAGTCCAGAGAGTTTTCAACTTTGGAATCATTCAAATGCTCATATGACATACGCAATAGTGAAAAATCCTACCACACTAACTGGTGCAACATTTGCAATCACAGACGATGATTGGGTGGGCGCAGAAATAGACCAAGCGGCCAATGCAGTGAACTTTACTGCTGATCAGATCATATTTTCAGGTCACATAACGACCAGCGAGAATACAATAGCAATCCCTAAAGACACTTTAGTACAGTTGGGACGTAAATTTACTAATCCAGGCGCACCAGACTTTGCTGACTTGACTAGCGATGTAATTACTATTTGTGCTGCGTCTATGGGAGCCAATGTCTCATCATACGCATCAATTACCTGGACAGAACAGCCATAAATTTGTAAGTCATTGATTTTATTGAGGGAAACTATCCTTATAAATCAATGACTTACATTTTTTTATTCCCCTTTAAAATCAATAACTTACAGCTTGACATGTTTGTGCTTTCTGCTATAATAACTGAGTACATTAAATAAAGAGAGCAGAAAATATGTTTACAGTTGAACAATCCGCACAAGTAAAGCAGGTATTTATTAAGCATTTTGGACGTTTTGTAACTGAGCAAGAACTAGTAAAAATTTACGCTGAGGATTACGCAGGGTTTTTAGCAGTAAAAGAGGAAGCTGAAATTGAAACGTATGCCGAGTATTTTGGAGATATTTTTGAGGATCCATTTGGCGAAGCTGCGTTTTTAGACACAGTGGAGTTTGCACTAGCATCATAAAATTTTAAGTCTTGACAATAGTGCATTTTTGTGCTATTGTATATTTGTAATAAATAATTCTGGAGAATAAAATGGCTAGATCAGCAAAGAAGAACTCAGTTAACCTAAGTGCAAGCGGCTTGGCTATTCCTGATTGGAAACTAGTTGATCCTGAAGCAAAACCTGTAACACATAAAGGCATGAAAAAAGATTACGATCGCTTTATAAAAGAAGCGTGTTCCTATATTCATACCGAAGTAGACAGCAAAAAAGTTACAGCAGAGTTTATCAAGTATTGTGCAAAAACGTTTGATAAGGCTGATGCTGAGTTATTGAAGCGTCTGGCAGATCATCGGTTTGTTGCTATAGGTAAGTTTACATATATGATGTCTCGTGGCAGTAAACTCAGCGCAGAACATCTTGATTCTATTAAAGAATATTATGATCGTTTTGTAGATATGGCAAAAGAGCTCGAACCAGCTAAAACAAAAACTGTAAAAGTTACAGGACCTGTCATTAGTATTCAGGATAGGATGCGTGAACAAGTGGCAGAACTTTTGGGTAACTGGGAAGGTTACTTGGATGATTGGCGAGCAGGTGAGTATGATATTAGCAAGTTCGATCCATACAAGGAAATGCAGTACCATCAACCAGGAATTAAACCAGCTCACGCTAAAATTATACAAGATGCATTTAAGTCAGGCCTAGAAGAAGCTAGAGAAGTATTTGCGTTTGAAGACGAAGATATCAAAGAAGCATATGTACACTTTACTGCTAGAAAAACTGAGCGTAAGAAGTTTTTAGACTTTTATGAAAAAATCCACACTGCAACAGAAACACTAATTAACGCAGGCAAGGCAACCCGTAAAACTCGTGTTAAGAAATCAGTTAGCAAGGACAAACTGATTTCTAAACTGAAGTTTAAGGAAAGTGAGTCTAGTATTGGTGTTGCTAGCATTAATCCAGTTAGCATACTTGATAGTTCGGAATTGTGGGTTTATAACACTAAAAATCGTAAACTGATACACTTTGTTGCAGATAAGTTACAAGGACCACTATCAGTTAAGGGTACTACTATTATTGGCTTTGATGTTATTAATAGCAAACAACGAACTGTACGGAAACCTGAGATACTTAAAGGATCAGGCAACTTAGCTAGAACAAAGTTTGAAAAACTGTACAAAGAGTTGACTACAACAGAAATTGCTGCTAATGGACGTATTAATGAGCACTGTGTCATTATTAAAGTGTTCTAATGAAATTAGTGTCTGTACATACCAGTGATGCTCAGCCTGATCAGATCCGCATACAGTGGAATATGGGAAATAGTTGTAACTATGCATGCGAGTACTGCCCACCAATACTGCATAACGGAAGTAGACAGTGGATAGATACTGACAAGTCCATTGAAGCAGTTAAAAAAATTTCAGCAGCATATGAAAAAACCAATCAAAATATACATTGGGATCTCATTGGTGGCGAAGTAACTGTAATGCCTGGATTTAATCGTATACTAAAAACCATCTATGATTCTAACTCTACTTGCAGTGTTTTTACGAATGGCAGTAGAACAGTTGAGTGGTGGAAAAAAAATAAAAAATTTATCACAACATTAACTATAACGTTCCATCCACAAACAGCCACACAAGAGCATTTTATAAATGTATTAAACGAAGTTAAAGATTCCTGTAGTATTAGTGTACAATTAGCAGGCGCTAAGGGACATTTAGCAGACTTATTAAAATTTAGGCATAAACTGGTAACGGATGTAATACCCGAATCAACAGAAAATGTGCATATTAAACGATTGTACAATAAAAAGTTAGGTGGTTCGGGAAGCCAAGATAGTTTTTATGCCTATTCCGATCATGACGAAGAAATATTAAACATGAGCTTTGTAAAAGTTATACCCCAGCCTGACAATCAAGAACTAATTGTGCATACGGTCAAAGAGCGAATGACTGAGTTTACATACAGTAATCAACAAGTAGATCAAGTTAAAACAAAAGACATAAAACATTTAAAATTAAATAGTTTTAAAGGAATGTATTGCAAATTGGGTTCTACTATGTTAAGTATAGATTTTGCAGGGAATGTATGGGGAAGTTGGTGTGGAGCAAAGAAATTAGGTAACATCTCAGATGTCAACAATATTGCCTTTGGTATAAAACCACAAATATGTGATGTAAAATATTGTAACAACGAAAATGATCTTCTGATCACTAAATTTAGATAAATAGTGTTATGCCAACAAATATAGGATTTAACAACAGAGAAGCTCTTATTGACGAAATACGTTTGCGTTTAGCAGATGGTATTGTTGATGTTGAGCTAGATAGAGAACATTACGATATAGCAATTAATCGTAGTATAGGTAAGTATCGCCAACTTAGTTCAGGTAGCGTAGAAGAAAGTGTAATCTTTATTCAAACACAACCTAACGTCACAGAATACACTTTGCCTGACGAAGTAATGGAAGTTCGTAGATTATACCGCAGAGGTATTGGTACCAGTACAGGAACAGGCAGTAATTTTGATCCTTTTGACGCAGCATTTAACAATATGTATATGCTTAATGCAGGACAAATAGGCGGACTTGCTACTTTTGACTTCTTTAGTCAGTACAAGGAAACTGCTGGCCGTATTTTTGGTGCAGAGTATAATTTTTTATGGAATAGAAACTCTAAGCAACTTCAAATTTTACGCAATATAAGTGTAAATGAGGATGTTGCTGTAGGTGTATATAATTATATACCTGAGAGTGTATTACTTAAAGATGTATATGCGTCAGAATGGTTAGGGGACTACTGTCTTGCAGAAGCTAAATTTATACTAGGCGAAGCAAGGGCAAAATATCAAAGCGGCTTACCTGGTGCAGGCGGAGCAATTCAGTTAAATGGTGAGCAATTAAAACAAGAAGCTCAAGCAGAAGCTGAATCTCTTAAACAATCAATACACAACTTCGAAGAAGGTAATACTCCACTAGGGTTCATTATAGGATAACTCACATGATCATAGGCTTAGTAGGCTTTATTGGATCAGGCAAAGACACAGTAGCAGATTTATTTGTACAAGAAAACGGAATCAAAGACAGTTTTGCTGCTCCGCTTAAAGATTTACTGAGCGCAGTTTTTGGTTGGAATAGAGAGTTAATAGAAGGCAATTCCGTTGAAAGCAGAGACTTCCGAAACACAACTGATATATTTTGGAGTACTAAACTTGGCATTCCTAATTTTACACCTAGACTAGCAATGCAACTTGTTGGAACTGACACTATGCGTGAGCATTTCCATAAAGAGATCTGGATTAACAGCTTAGAATATCGTATGAGAAGTAATCAATCTCAGAACAAAACAATTGTTATTAGTGATGCACGATTTAAAAACGAGCTAGAACTAATCAGGAACATGAACGGACATATAGTCTGGGTTCAACGGGGGGAATTACCAGAGTGGTATAATATTGCAAATACTGCTAATGCTGGAAATATTGTTAGCCAGCGTATAATGAACACCACTTATAAAGATGTACATAAAAGCGAATGGGACTGGGTAGGATATGACTCAGATTTTATTATAAGCAACAATGGTTCGTTGGCAGATTTACAACTTGCAGTAAAGGACATTGCTAACAAAATTACTTCATAATCTGAAGATACTATTTATCTTTTTAGTGTTATATTAAGATGCCTAAATTCAAATAATACGGTTTTTCTCCCGATACAGATAAATATCAGTAACCATAAAAATAGAATGGGAGATTAAAATGGCAGAACTAGTATCACCTGGTGTCAGTGTTAGTGTTACAGACGAGAGCTTTTATGCTGCGGCTGGAACAGGCACTGTACCTTTCATACTTATTGCTACTGCTCAGGACAAAACTGCTCCTGACGGCAGCGGCACAGCAGCATTTACAACTAAAGCGCAAGCTGGCGAAGTAAAGCTAATAACTAGCCAACGAGAATTATTAACTAACTTTGGAAACCCTAGTTTCCAATCTGTTGGTTCTAATCCATCTCATGGCGATGAATTAAACGAATACGGATTATTTGCAGCATATAGCTTTTTAGGAATTGCAAATAGAGCATATGTTGTACGTGCAGATATTGATTTAGCTGCACTTTATCCACAAGGAGTTGAACCTGCTGGTAATGCTACTGCTGGTTCACACTGGTTAGACACCTCTGACACAGTTTGGGGATTAAAAAGATACAACGGTACAAAGTTTGAGCGCCAAAGCGTTCTTGTTCCAGGCGCAACTGATGTAGACGGCGCAGGTGTACCTTTATCATCATATGGATCTACAGGACAGTATGCAGTTGTGTATTTTACTGATGCTGGCGCTACACAAAGTGAAGTTAGATTCTACGAAAAGTTTAATGCTGCAAACTGGGAAGTTATTGGTAGCACATCTTGGGCTACTGCTAAAACAGCAGAAGAAAGTGTTGACCAAGATTTTCAAATCTTGAACTCTACTCAAATGCCACCTGCTACACAAGGCGATGGTGGTGCATTACAACCAGGCGATATAGTTCTTCAGATGAATACTGCTAATAACGGTACATCTTTAGATTTGAGCGTTTATAGTAATGGGCAGTGGGTTGCAGTAGACGACTATCACGCAGAGCATTCATATCAAGCACATGCTTGGTTTACTTCGCAAGGCGGTTTAGCTGCTGGCGACACTTGGGTAGATTACAACAACGACACAGTAACATATGCTGGTGTTAACTTTAAGCGTCATAATGGTGGATCAACTGTCACCGCTACAGGCAGTAACTTAGTTAATACAGATATTGCTGATACGGATGCAGATTACGGTAATGCATCAGTTAATTATACTTTTGGTGTTGTTGTAAATGACAACGATGTACAGAATGGCGCAGATGGTATTATTAAAGTTGACTTATCACGTGATGATCCTGCAGGCGACCCATACTGGTCAGTACAAACTACTGATGTAGGAGACGCAGTTACAGGAAGTGATATTAGTGCTACTGCTTCTGCAAACACTATAACTACTGCTGGTGCAGTTGATTTTTCAGTGTTTACAGCAGGTAGAACAATAACGATTACTGGTTCAACTGGTATAGACGGAACATATACTGTGGTATCTAGTAATTCCACAACTATAGAAATTGATCCAGGCGTGTTAGCTTTACCTACTGATGAAACAGCTGGACAAGCAATTAGTGTTCAGGAAAACAGTTTGACTGTTAATGCATATAAAGCAATTGATATTGTTCGTGCTATTCAACATGCAATTTCTGCAGGCAGTGATGAACTTACTGACGGTGATGATTTAACAGTATCGTTAAATGCAACTAATGGGATTGTTTTGTCAAGTGCATCAGGATACGATATTCGTATTACTGCTGGATCTGGTGGTGATAGCACAGTTACTGAAGGTGACATAGGCTTTTTAACTACTGCTTATAGTAATTGGGAAGCATTAAGCTTCACGTCAAGCCCAAATCCATTAACAGGTGATCCAGTAGACGGACAGATATGGTATGATAACCGTATTGACGAACAAGCTGTTGACTTGTTAGTAAATGACTCAGGTACTGACAATTGGATTTCATATCCAGGCGTAGTGCAAATTGCAGCAAGCGAACCTACTCCAACTGATTATAACGAAGGCGACATTTGGATCGATTCATCTAACCTTGAAAACTATCCAACTATGTACAAGCTAAGTGCTTCAGATGTATGGGTTTCGATTGATACATCAGATCAAGAATCTGAGGACGGTGTATTATTTGCTGATGCTCGTGTAAATAGTGGTGCAGTATTGGATGGCGATGCCCCTAATGCAGACTTATATCCATACGGTATGATATTGTGGAACTTACGTGGTTCCGGCGGCAATGTTAAAGAATACAAAGAAAACTATACTGTAAACGGTTCTTTAATTGGTAATCGTTGGGTAGACAAGGGCGGAAACGCTCCAGATGGCGGTCCAGCATTGCTACGCAAAGCTCAGAGAAATGTTGTTGTTGCTGCATTAAGTTCAGCAATTAACAGTAATGACGATTTACGTAACGAAAGTAATAGATTCAACTTAATGGCATGTCCAGGATATCCTGAATTGCTTGACGAAATGAATACATTGAACGTTGATCGTAAGTTGACATCATTTATTGTGGGCGATACACCATTGAGATTGAAAGCTGATGCAACTAGTTTGCAAAATTGGGCTACAAACTCAGGCAATGCTATCCAAACAGGTGACGACGGTTTAGTTAACCCAGGCGGAGAGCAAGCAGCATACATGGCTGTTTACTACCCACATGGTTCTACAACTAACCTGGACGGTGCAAGTATTGTTGTACCAAGCTCGCATATTATCTTGCGTACTTTTGCGTTTAATGATCAGGTTGCTTTCCCGTGGTTTGCACCAGCAGGCTTCCAACGTGGTGTTGTAACTAACGCTAGCAGTGTAGGTTATGTAGATGTTGACAACAGTAACGAGTTTGTACCAGTATCATTAAGCGAAGGCCAACGTGATACATTGTACCAAAATAAAGTAAATCCAATTGGACAATTCCCAGGCAGAGGCCTAGCGGTATTTGGACAAAAGACACTGTATCCTAATGCAAGTGCATTAGATCGTGTTAACGTTGGACGCTTAATTGTGTACATTCGTGAAAGACTAGATGATATCGTTAAGCCGTTCTTGTTTGAACCAAATGATGAAATCACACGTCAGAACGCTAAAGTAATTGTTGATCGTTTCTTAGGAAACTTGGTATCACAAAGAGGTTTATATGACTTCTTAACAGTTTGTGATACTACAAACAATACTCCAGCACGTATTGATCGTAATGAGCTACACATTGATGTAGCAATTCAACCTGTTAAGGCAATTGAATTTATTTACATCCCAGTACGTGTACAGAACACTTTGGGTTCTACAGGTTAAATTAACCTATATTAAATGAGGGGGGTATTTTGCCCCCCTTTTTTATGACTAATTAAAAGCGTAGTTAATAGTTTTACGCTATTTAAGATAAATATTACTATAACAATTAGAACATTACGTTCGTAGGAGATAAAAAATGGCAAATATTAGTACTATTGAAACACGTAGTAAGTTTGGTGTACCGGTTACAGGAGCAGTAGGCTCTGGTATCTTGATGCCTAAACTGAAATATCGTTTCCGTGTTACGTTTTTAGGGAATTTTGCTGGACAGCCAGAAGCAAGAACACTTACTCAAAACATTCAGAGTGTTGTACGTCCCAAAATTAATTTTGAAGAAGTGACATTAGACAGTTACAATTCTAAAATTACAGTTCAAGGTAAGCACACGTGGGAGCCAATTAGCGTTGTAGTTAGAGATGATATCTCTAATAGTGTGACTAAACTTGTTGGTGCTCAGATTCAACGCCAGTTGAACCACTTCCAACAAACAACTCCTGCTGCCGGCAACGACTACAAATTTGATATGCAAATTGAAGTATTAGACGGTGTTAATGCAGGCGCTAGTGAAGTTTGGTTCTTGGAAGGATGTTTCTTGCAAAATGTAGATTATGCAGACTCAGATTATTCAGCAAATGATCCAGTACAGATTACTATGAATGTACGTTACGACAATGCTACTCACTACCAAGGTGATAATGACGTTAATGGTAGAGTAGATGGTGGTAATCCATTCCCTGATAATGTAGACTTAAACGAAGTTTCATTACAAGGTTAATAGCATAGGAGTCTTGTATGCCTAGTGTTGGTGATAGAATCCTTGACATTTTTGGTCAAGGTGGTAATCGAAAGTTCTACATGCGAGACTTCAAAAATGCTCAGCGTTTTACGCCCGGCGTCGATCCCGCACGTCAAAGTTTCCAGGGGTATGTAAATTTTATTTTGAATAGAGATTTATTTGCATCCCTCTTTGGAAATCCCACAGGCGAAAATGAATTTCGCACAACAATTAGCAGTTTAATAAAAACTGCGCAGATGCCTGGCGTCCAATTTAAAACTGAAACGTTAAATGCTTATAACCGAAAAAAGATTGTAAATACTGGCATAGAGTACGATCCTGTTTCATTACAAGTTTATGATACTGTAGGTAACGAATGGTTAACATTATTAATGAAATATTTTGCATACCATTATATGAATCCAAGAAACAAAAATGCTACCAACGACAGAGATATTGCAGGAGCGGTTAATCGCTTCGGTGGAGTGGAAGATGTTAACAGTTTTTTTGGAAAAGATGGCATTTTTGATAGCAATAGAGCTGGCTATAATACCAACAGAACAAGTCACTTTTTTGAAAGAATAGATTATGTACTATATCATGGTAATAGAGGTGTGCAATACAGTTTAATAAATCCTGTACTTACTGGATTTAGAGCAAGCGATATTGACTATTCTAACAGCGATATTAAAAGTTTCGATTTACAGCTAGCCTATGAAAGTTTTACTGTGTACAATAAAGTTAACTTTAATATGACGGATGAAGACTTTGATCGTTTTGAAAATGTTGCTAATTTAACTGGACCAGCATTTGAAAAAGCTGAATCTCCTATAGCAATGAGTGTATTTAACCAAAGCGGTGATGGACTCATAGCAGATGGATTGGAGCTAGCAGTTCTTGGAGACACAAATAATAAACGAAATAGGACTGGACAACCAAAGGTATCAGAACCAGCGCCAAGTGCAAGTGATACATCCCGCAGTCCTATTGGTGTTTATGGCGAGCCAGTAGTGTTTAGCTCAGGCACGGGCGGAAATAACAGCAGGAGTTTCTTAGAAAACTTAGTGTTAGACACAGCAGACGAGGCATTACGAGCTGCTATTAACAATAAGAATGTAGGTGATGCAGTTTTAGGTTCTGTGCTTGGAGCAGTATCTACTGCTGTAGGAGAATCTATTAACAGTGAAATAACTACTCAATCACCTAATCAAGGTATTGGGGGATAATCATGAGCGCAAGTTTATATGATACGTTCGGAAACGAAACTAATTATCGTGTCACCAAAGCAACATTAGAACAATATTTAAATGAAGCAACAATAAAGTTTGTTTTACCTGAAGCAACCAGTCAGTCACTCTTTGAGTTCGTACAACCAGAAAGTATAGACATGACACTTTATGAAGTGGTCAAAACAAAATTAGAATCTCTAGGCTTCCAAGAACCTAATGCAAAAGCAATGGCAAGTGTTTTAATTAAAATATCAAAAGATGCTGGTATTAGTCCGTTAGTATATTTTGAAGATTCAGACACTGCGCTAAAATTAGCTGCTGACACTTATAATGCACTAAATTTTATAAGACCACCAGGCAATAGAATAGGGTTAAAACTTAAAGTGTTTAATTCTAAGAGCAGATTAAGCAGTTTAATAAAGCCATGAGCAAATTCGCCCAAGGTGAATACCTACCAGAAAATCGAGAAAAATATGTAGGTGGTAAAGCACCATTTTATCGCAGTAGTTGGGAACTTGCATTTATGCGTATGTGTGATGCGCACCCTAATATTGTTAAGTGGGCAAGTGAAAACGTTAAGATACCATACAGAAGTCCTTTAGATGGAAGATGGCACAACTACGTTCCAGACTTTATGATACAATACATAGATAAAGATGAAAAAGAGCATGTAGAGCTTATTGAGATAAAGCCCAGTAGTCAAACTACGATGGAAGCTGCTGGCAAAGGACGTAAAAATCAAATAGCTGTGGCGCTTAATGCAGCGAAGTGGACAGCAGCACAAGAATGGTGCAGCAGAAAAGGCATACGTTTTAAAGTTATCAACGAAGATCAGATATTTAGTACAAAGAAAAAGCGCACAGCGAAAAAACGCATTGCTAAAAAACGCAAATAAATAAATACTATTATGACTAAACGATTAGAAGAAGAATTCAATCTGCCATCTATGGATGACGACCTGCCTCAGCGTGATGAAATAAAATTAGAAGAACACCTGCCTATAACTACGCTAGAAGACGCACTTAGTGTTAGCGAAAAAATTAATAGTGCATTGGCAGAAGTGCGTGGTATGGAAGCACATGATTCAGAGATGGACGATATTGCTAGCCAAGCAGTTGAAAGTTATGAGCAACTAATGGGTCTGGGTATGAACATGACCGACATGGCAGCAGGGCCTGTATTTTCAAATGCAGCAGCCATGTTAAAAATAGCACTAGAAGCAAAAGATTCTAAAACTACCCGCAAACTAAAACAAATAGACCTTATGCTGAAAAAAGCTAATCTAGATGCTAAATTAGCTAAAGAAGATAGCTCAGTAGAAACAACTGCTACAATGTTAGATCGCAACGAACTACTCAAGATGCTAGGTAAAAAGCAATAATTAGATAAATAGTTGTAACGCATGGAGAGTTTACAACTATGTCTTTATTCAAAGAATTATTAAACGAAAGTCTTAACAAGGAATACGGTTATCGCATTAAATTTGCTGCTGACTGCGGCGCTGAGCATCTAGACATGTTAGAAAAATGTTTGCAAAAATATAACGTGGTAAGTGTAGCACCATTTAAGCGTACACCAATCCAGGAAAATCCTGTAGAGTTTGTGAGAGCAAAAGGCGTTAAGTGCGTTTCAGAAGTATGTTCAACAGACGTAATTTTCAAGTACCCAACAAATCCACGTATACTGGAAGTATGGTTAGCAGTAAACATGGGCATTGCACATGACCACGTATTATGCTACGATGTCAAAGAGCCACGCATGGCGCAGAACGAAGGAGCAGCAGTGCGATTAGCAGATGACGTTGATCGTATGCCCACAGAAGAAGATGCACTATTAGCAGAAGATGAGTATGCTGATGAGGATGTAATTGATCATGATGATTTTTACGGCGAAGGACACAAAGATAAGTTTACAGCAGAACTTGCTAGAATTAAAGCAGAAAAAGGTGCTGACTACTTCCGTAACTACCCAACTAAAGATGAAATCATGGGCGACAATTTAAGAACCACATTTGATGAGTTAATGAACGGTACTAACATGGGCAAAGGCACAGAGTCTAAGGAAGTAAGCATCAATGATCAAAATTTGGGGGGTCCTAGCTAATGAGCAACATGGAAAAATGGTTAAAACTGACAGAAAATTTTGACT